ATAATCCTACTTTCTTTGAAGATGAAAAAATTCCAATGAGTACCATGATACAAGATTTACTAATGTTCTATAAATATGGAGGTAAACAACTCTACTATTTTAATACTTTTGATGGACAAGGCGAAATAGACATTAGCAAACTTGATGAGTTATCTCAAGAAGAAATTGACGACGCAGACTGTGACAGTTGCGTTTTGTAAGGGAAATAAAATGACAGTACTAAATACATTATCATATGATCATACAACATCAAAAATGTTTTTTGATAAATCTCTAGGGATGCAAAGATTTGATACCTTAAAATATAGAGCATTTGATAAACTAACAGATAAACAACTTGGATTCTTTTGGAGACCAGAAGAAATAGATATTTTAAGGGACGCAGCAGATTTTAAAAATCTTACAGAGCATGAACAGCATATTTTCACATCTAACCTAAAAAGACAGATCGTACTAGATAGCGTACAGGGTCGTGCTCCTGCAGAAAGTTTTGGCTCCATTGTCAGCTTACCAGAACTTGAAAATTGGATTATTACTTGGACATTTAGTGAAACTATTCATTCTCGTTCTTATACACATATCATACGTAATATCTATCCTAATCCTTCTAAGGTATTTGACGAAATGATGGATATTCAAGAAATTGTTGACTGTGCTGATTCTATTTCAGAGCATTACGACGATCTTATTGAGATGACAAAATGGTATCAACTATTTGGCGAAGGTGAACATAGAGTAATATCGACTGAAGACGATGACCCTATTGATGGTATGAAACTAGGAGTTTATCAAAAAAATAGTAATAAGTCTATTTCACTGTATGAACTAAAAAAGAAGCTATACTTATGTATGGCTAGTGTTAATATTCTTGAGGGAGTACGTTTTTATGTATCCTTTGCTTGCTCATGGGCATTTGCTGAACTTAAGAAGATGGAAGGTAATGCTAAAATTATCAAGTTAATTGCTCGTGATGAAAATGTACACCTCGGCTCTACTCAGCAGATTCTAAAACTTTTACCACAAGATGATCCTGATTTTGCTAAAATTGCAAAAGAGTGCGAGCAAGAAGTAATTGATATGTTTGTCGAAGCCGTTAATCAAGAAAAAGAGTGGGCAAACTACTTATTTAAAGATGGGTCAATGATTGGACTTAATACTCAACTTTTATCTGATTACATCGAGTGGATTGCTCACAAACGCATGACTGCTATCGGCGTAAAATGCCCATATTCAGTGCCACGTGCTAATCCCTTACCTTGGACTCAAAAATGGATTTCAGGGGCTGAAGTACAAGTTGCTCCTCAAGAAACTGAAATCTCCAGTTATGTAATTGGAGGAACTAAACAAGACGTATCAAAAGATACATTTAAAGGATTCTCTTTATGATTGATCTGAATAAATATAAAGAATTTGTTAGTGCAGTAACTAGCCAAGAAAGTAATAATGTAAGAAAACTAACGGATAAACTACATGAACTTGATAGAACAGTTAATATATCACTACTAATGACAGGAGGTATTGGTCTAGCGTCAGAAGGTGGTGAGTTTAACGAGATTGTAAAAAAGTGTGTTTTTCAAGGTAAGCCTTTAGATGATGATACAATTTTTCATATGAAGCGTGAGCTTGGAGATATATTGTGGTACTGGATAAATGCGTGTCGTGCACTAGACCTAGATCCTAATGATGTTGTAGAAGAAAATGTTAAAAAACTTGAATCTAGATACCCTCATGGAAAGTTTGATGTTCATTATTCAGAAAATCGTCAAGAAGGCGATCTATAATGAAGGTGGTAATTTGGAGTAAACCAGACTGTCCATTTTGTGTGCGAGCTAAACACGAGTGTGATAAACGTGGTATCGCCTATGATGAAAAATTAATTGGATTTAACGGGCTAACCAAAGAAGATTTATTAAGTGTAGCCCCCAATGCAAGGTCAGTTCCACAAATTTTTATTGATGGACAATTGATTGGAGGTTATACTGAGTTAATGAAATCGAGCGTTCTCGATTCACAATAACAAGGAGAATTAGCTATTGGCTAACGGAAACGGGCATCAAAAGCCTCTTAAAAAAGTCAGAATTGACGATCTCTTAACTTTCTCACCTATAACTGAAAATCAAACAATTACGTATGAATCTTATAAAAAAGATAGACATCTACTACTTCACGGAATAGCAGGTACGGGTAAAACATTTCTTTCTCTTTATCTAGCATTAGAAGAAGTATTAGATCCTTCTACTGTATATGACGATGTATTTATTGTTCGTTCAGTTGTTTCTACTAGAGACATCGGATTTTTACCTGGTGATGAACAAGATAAAGTATCTTTATATGAAGCACCTTACCGATCAATATGCAGTGAATTATTTAACTACAAAGAATCATATGACGCTCTTAAGCAACAAGGTAACGTAAAGTTTATGAGTACCTCTTTTATACGAGGAATCACTATTAATAATGCAGTTGTTATAGTAGATGAGTGTCAAAATTTAAACTTTCATGAATTAGATAGTATTATCACAAGAATAGGTAAAAACTCAAAGATAATTTTTTGTGGTGACTACACTCAAACAGATTTAACCAGAGAGAATGATAAACGTGGGATACTTAACTTTATGAACATTCTTAGTTCATTAGACGAATTTAGTACAGTTGAATTTGGTGTAGACGACATAGTTAGAAGTGATTTTTTAAAGTCATATATTATTGCAAAATATGAATTAGGATATGCATAAGTCGTATAAAGATAATTGAGATAACAAAACACTAAATTATGATATAAAAAGATATAACTTTAGTGAATGGGTTCTTAACGTAATTCAACAGGATTATCCAAATCTTACGGATTTACAGTATTTACATACTTGTGTTAGATCTGAAAACTTAGTAAATATTACAGATAAAGTTCAAAAATCATTCGCTGCTAAGTCTTTTGGTAAAATGATAGATGACTTTGCTGAAGAATATATCAAACCGTTAATAGGTGATAATAAGTACTTGGTTAAAAGGTTCCCCACTCTCAACTTAGTGGTTCCAAACCAAGAAAAACTTGGTCGTAGATTGCATTTTCATCAAGGAATTTTCTATAACAATGGAAGAGGACAAGGTACTATCTGGATGCCTTTAACTAATTGCTATGAGTCTAATTCCATGTGGATTGTAGGATACGAAGACTCAAAGAATATAACAAAAGAAGTAGTGCAAAACAAAACATCACAGGACATCTTTGAAAAGATGAGCTTAGATAAAGCATTTCCTGTAACATTGTCTCCTGGGCAAGCTCATTTATTTCATCAAGAGCATATACATGGTAACATAAATAATAAAACAAACATCACTCGAATGGCTATAGACTGGCATGTTCTAGTAGAAGGCGAAGAGTTTAATGGTAGGTATCCAGGAGGATTTTTTAGATTACCAAAAGAATACGAACAAGAAAAGGTAAAAACGAATAATGCCTCAATTTATTTATCTAATAATAGTCATTTTGATAAGCATATTCCTCTTCATATACAACGTAATTATATTGTAAACTACTGTGAACAAAACAGTATTCAGTATTCAGGGTATGTGTTTGAAAATGAACATCTAGAGCATCTACCTATACTAGAAGATATGATTAATAAGAGGCAAAACGTCATTATGCTAAGTATATACTCTCTACCTAACGATAAAGAGTTAAGAAATTATTATTTGGACTTGGCAATTAATAACAATGTTGATATAATTTTTGTAAATGAATTGTTAAAGCTATCAAAAGACAGCCTTGCTAACATTAACACATACTTAGAATTCGGTTTTAAACAAAAGGGGTGGCACTCGTGGGAGTCTTAAATGTTTCTTAAAGAAGTAAAGATAAATTATGACTTTGATTTTATCTACGATATTGAGTGGGAGCAGTTTGAGCACGACTGTTTAGGGCATCAAAAAACAGAACTCAAAGATATTCACGATAAAATTGGTGGCTTTCCAAAATCGCTAACTCATCATAATACTATGTTTTATCAGAAATTTTTTAATAACAGTGAAATAGACTACACAGATTTAGGTAATCAATTAGGTATAGAAGCGATTACAGTATCTATTATAAAACAACCCCCTGGCATGACAAATCCTATGCATCGTGATACTTTTTATCAGATTAATAAGAAATTTCCAAACGAAGAAAGACTAAAAGTCCGAGCTAATCTACAACTATTAGATTGGAAAGCAGGACACTTTCTTCAGTTTAATGACACAGTAGTTACGCATTGGAAAGCAAATACTGGCTATATGTGGGATTCCACCGTTCTTCACTTAGCAGCAAACGCAGGTTTAGAAGATCGTTATTCTCTTCAAGTTTCAGGATTTCTCAACTCTTAATGGCTAGATACACAAATCTTCCTGATAATAAAAATAAACCTTTTGGGGGTGCATACAGTGTTTACGATAGTGATACTGTTTATATGCGAGACTATTTAGTTCAGAAATATGCTGTTAATAGTTCATACCATGATTTTGAAAGTATTAAACAAGACTATTTTAGTCAGTTTAAATATTTTTTATCTGACCCCCATAAACTAACTGGTTTATCGCTGTATAAACATGCTTGTTTTACGCAAGGCACAACAGAGTCATTTGCTCATTTTTATATTAGATATAGAAATAAAAATAGACTTAGATTAGCCCGTGGTGAGTATTTTTATCACCAAATGATTAAATCTATGTACTTTTCTATGCGCTTTGATTGGCTAGAAGATGATGAGCTAAAGTCAGGAGATGTTCTGGTTATAAGTGCACCATTTTCTGATACCTGCGATCTCTACCCAAATCTTGAACAAATTTTAACAGAATGTGATGACAAAGAAATTCCAGTGCTTCTTGATTTAGCATATATCAATATAGCTACTGAAATAGAAATTGATTTATCGCATCCCTGCATAGAATACGTAGTTTCTTCCCTATCAAAAGTTTTTCCTGTAGAAAATTACAGGATAGGTATAAGACTACAAAAAGAAATATTTGAAGATCCTTTATACGTTATTAACGAGCCATACTATAATTACATCAATATGTGCAGCGTATATCTTGGGCTTGGACTAATGCAAGAATTTAGTCCTATGTATATATACGATAAATACCAACCTAAACAAGACCTATACTGTAAATTATACAATTTAGAGAAAACTAAATGTGTCTACTTTGGTCTAGACACCGCTAATGAATATCCTGAGTACAATAGAGGAAGAGACACTAATCGTCTTTGCTTTTCAAGACTCTGGGATGGGAGAATGACTTTTGACATGCAATAATGACTGGGATCCCCTAGAAGAAATCATTGTAGGGACTGCTGACTACTCTACTATTTCTATTCCTAATATCAGCACAATGAAATGTCAATTTCCTGAGTATGAAGAGTCTTTTATCAAAGAGTTTACTGGTT